TAAATATGTTACCGAGAAAGATTAAATCATTTTTTCAGAGAGGTTATAGAGGTTGGGCAGATGAGGATACCTGGAGTTTAGATTGTTATTTAGCTATTGTTATTTCCCAATCTATTAAACATTTAAAAAAATACTATCATGGGAACGAACCTACTAAAAAGGAATTAGATATTATCATTAAGGGTTTTGAAGCAAATTTAAAACTAATGGATTATAATATTAAACCCTACAGTAAAGATTATACAGTGTTACAGGATAAATTTCATAAAGGTATGAAATTATTAGAAAGATATTTTAACCATCTCTGGGATTAAAAATGCGTATATTAGTATTAGAGGATAATCTAGAACGAATTGAATTCTTTAAAAGAGTATACAAGAATCATGAATTGTATATTACTCATGATATTAACGAAGCTTATCACATTGTAGAAAATAAAGAATTAGATATTATGTTTTTAGACCACGATTTAGACCCTGATAATTTTAAAGCTATAAAAGAAGGTAAAACAGGGTATGATTTTTGTAAATCTTTAGTAGAAGGAAGATTACAAAAACATTCAATCATCTACGTTCATTCAATGAATCCCATCGGAGGTCAAGCAATGGTAAATTTATTAAAAGATAATGGTTATGAGGCACTGTGGGTGCCTTATCATTTATTAAAATTGGAGGATAGAGATGGATAAAGATAAATTAATTCAAAAGTATAGAAATATGGTGCAATATAAAAATCTTTCTGATGAAGAATTAGAACAATTAGTTCAGAAGAAGATTGATGAAGAAGGATTATTAACAGCTTTTGTTGGACTGAGCGATATAGAAAAACAAAAAGCTATACAACTTTATGACCAGTATGTTTCTGAACATTCATTCGAATCATTAGCAGAAAAAAGTACATTAATTAACTTAGTCTATCTAGAGATGTTAAATGATAGAGTTAAATTGTATATTGAAAAAGAAGGCAAAGATAAACAGGGAGCAATTCCTTTAAGAATGACTGAACAACTTGTTTTTAATAATACACAGATAATGCAATTTAAAGAAAAGTTAGGCATGATGAGAGATGCAGACTCTGAAAATGCTTTAGAATTAATGAATGAATTAAAAGAAAAAGCTCTTACCTATTACAATGAACATGCTGGTTGTACAACGATTCGTTGTCCGTATTGTCAACAACTTTTTAATTTATTAATGGATGTAAGTAATCTAACACCAGAAAAATGTTCATTTTTTAGGGGTACGATGTTATATAATTTACCATTACTCAATCTTTATCATAATAAAAAAATAACTAAAGAAGAAGTTGCTAATGTATTAGGAACTCACATAAATTATGTGGATTTTATTTATAATAATCTTTATCTTAAAGAATTAAATAGCAATGAATAAATGCATAGATTGTAAAAAAGAATTATCAAAAGATAGTAACAGTAAAGCAAGGTGTAGAAAATGTCATTTCCAATATTTACATGATAATCCCCAAAGTTGTGCAAATTTTAAACATGGGAGAGCAATAAAAAAATATTTTAATTGTATAGATTGTGGTATAAAATTAAGTAGCAACCCTTTTGCAAAAAGATGTCATATTTGTGCTACAAAACATTTGCATAAAATTGGATTAATAAATTGTAAAGGAGAAAAAAATTCGAATTGGAACGGTGGAAAACCAAAATGTATCGATTGTGGTAAAAGAACAAAAGATTATAATAAAAAACGATGTTGGGAATGTTATATAAAGTGGACTCAAATACCAAAGAATAATGCTATGTATGGAATTCATAGGTTTGGTAAAAAAGCTCCTGGTTATATACATGGAATGGCATATTTACCATATCCCTTAGAATGGTGGAAAATAAGAATTGAAATTAGAAATAAATTCAATCATAAATGTATTATATGTAATAAAAAAGCCAAACATGTCCATCACATAGATTATAATAAAAAGAATTGTAAAGAAGATAACTTAATTTTATTATGTTTAAAACATCATGTACGAACAAATGGTAATCGTGATTATTGGTATGCTTATTTTAAATATTTAATGGAGAATAGATAATGATTGCTAAGATAAAAGAAAACGATTTAAAGATTTTTCAAGTCTTATCTCATCCGATTTCTTGTGCGGAAGTGATGTTCCACGATTTTGATGCATTAGGAATGTGGAACAAAGACAATTTCGGGTACGTCAGAGTTTATCAATATCCCATGATGTCATTTGATAGTTTATTTTTAGAAGATAAAAAAATATCTAAAGAAAAGAATTGGGAAATTAAAAATAATTTAGCAGAAAGTTATAACTTAGGTGGTCGTTTAACTGGTAAAACCAGAATTTCTATTATAATAGATTTTGTAATGGCTACTTTTAATAAAAGTTATAATTGGGCGGTAATTTCATCTTATGATAAATTACATGTGTTAGAAATATTTGAAAAATTAATAAATGGTTTTGAAAATCACAAAATACTTAAAATACTAAATTGTCATTCATTAAGGAGTCCTACATATAAATTAAATTTTGCTAATGGATGTTTATTAGAAAGTGTAAATATGAATATTGCTAGTAAAAATCCAGGCGGACAATTCTTTGGTAAGCACGTTGACCGTCATGCGATGGAAGAGGCTTCTTATTTGACAAAAGAAGTATCTGGTAAAATGTTAATGGCACAGGCTGAAAAAGGGTGTATTAATCGTTATAGTGGTATGACTATTTTTACAAAGACATCTCCTATGGGAGAAATCTTTTTCGATTTAAAAAATAAAAAGAAAATAATAAATATTCCTTCTTATTGTAACCCAACATGGAATGATAAAAAAGAAACAGATGCTATAAAAGAATTTGGTGGTAAAGATTCTCCTGGCTATCAAGTTCAAATAGAAGGTAAAGTTATTGAAGGAGCAGAAAGTGTTTTTGATATTCAAAGAATTAGACAGACTTATATTGTAGATAAAAAAGGAATTGGAATTGAGATTAAAGCATTTGAAATAAATAAAGATTCATTTTTTAGATATAAAGAAATTGTTATTGTTGAGAAACCAATCAATGCAGATTTTTTAGGTGTCTATGCAGATATTGGAGAAGGTGGTGCTCCTTCAGAATATATTATTATTTCCAAAACAAATAAAATTTATAAATATATTTACAGAATTACTACATTCCAACTTTCTCCAGAAGAAGAAAAGGATTTTATAAAATATTTAATTAGTATTTTACAACCTAATATTATAGGATTAGATAATACTTCTGGTGTAGGTAAGGCATTAATAAGTGCATTAATAAAAGATTATCCAGATAATATTATTCCAGTATCATTTAATGAAAATATAGATATTGATTATGAAAAAGATAAGAATAATCAATATATTAGAGGCAAAGATGGAAGTTATGTATTCAAACAAGCCAATGTTGTAGATTGGTCTATGCAATGTTTAAAAGATATTTTTTATAGCAAGAAGATACAAATGTATGAAGATATTAAATTTGATACACAGATTAATAATATAATTGTTGGAAAAACAAGACAAGGGAAAGTTATGTATGATTGTAAAATTGGACAGAACCATTTATTCCAGGCTTTTCAGGTATTTGCAATTTGTCATTTTTTAACTGAATTTAAAAATATCAAACCCATACAGAAAAGAAAACCAGGTATGGGAAGTTTTGGGAGTGCATAATGTTTAATCTAAATGTAACTAATATTGCTAGTATAGGAAGAGAAATCTATGTATGGCATAGAACTGGTAAGACTCTTTCCTTATTTAAAGATAAAAATTTCTTTCCGTATTTCTATCAAATCTCTCCTACAGGAATTTATAAAACAATAGATAATAAAAAAGTAGATAAAATAGTATGTGCCCGACCTTCTGATTTATCAAGAAGAAAAGACGAAAATAGTTATGAAGCAGATGTATCTTTTACCAAACGGTATGTTATAGATAAGATTACATCTTTTGGTAAGGCAGATTTAAAATATTCTTTTGTTGATATCGAAGTATTATGTAAAGAATTACCCAACTATCTTTATCCAGAAGACCCAATTTCATGTATTTCATGTTCTAATTCTTATAATAATAAAATTTATTGTTTCTTTTTGTCAGTTTATACAGGTACAATTGAAGAACAAGAAAAGGAATTATTAAATAATTTTGTTAAATTTATTAGAACAGAACAATTTGATTTGTTATTAGGATGGAACTTTATTGAATTTGATTGGCTTTATCTTTGTGCAAGATATAAGAAAGTATTTGGATGTGAATTAGCAGAAATATTAAGTCCAATAGCACAATCTAAATATTTGGGAAGTTCTCAAAAGGTAGAACCTACATTAATTCCTGCTGGTATAAGTATATGCGATTATTTAGAAATGTACAAAAAAATATATCGTACAGAACCTTCTTATGCTTTAGATGCTGTTTGTCAAAAACAATTAAAAGAAAAAGCCTATATAAAAATAAATTTTAATAAATTATCTTTAGAGATTAAAGAAAAGAATATTAATGATGTTAAGAGAATGATAGATTTAGAAAAGAAGTTTAAAATTATAGAATACTATGATGAACTTAGGCGGATGTCGATGTGTGAATGGTCTGATGTTACTTGGAATAGTAAGATGTTAGATATGATTCTTTTAAGAGAAGCCCATCAAAAAGGAATAATCCTTCCTTCTAAACATTATGGAGAAGGAACTGAAGTAGAAGAAATAGGATTTGAGGGAGCTTATAGGAGATGTGATACTGGTCTTTATAAAGGACTTTGGAAACTCGACCTCTCATCTGCTTATCCAATGGCAATTATTGACTTTTGTTTAGATATTTCAAATATTAAAACTGAAGGAATTACCATAAACAAGGTAAAGTTTTACCAGAATGATAATGCTCTCCTTCCCACAATTGCAAGAAAACTAATCAGTAAAAAGGATATTTTAAAATCACAATTAAAAGCAACCAATCCAGAATCAGAAGAGGCTAAGGATTTGCAGGTTAAATATGATGCTATTAAAGCAGTTGTTAATTCTCTTTTTGGTGTATGTGGATTAAAGATTTTTAGATTATTTGATTATAGGGTGGCTGCAAGTATTACATTTTTAATCCGAGATTTATTACACTACATTGAAGATGAACTTAATAAACGTAGTGTAAAGGTTATTTATATAGATACTGATTCTGTTTTTATAGATGCTCCAGAGAATCCCAGAGATTTATGTAATGATTTAATCAAACAATGGGCAAAAGAAAAGTATAATAAGGATAAGATAGGTATCGAATTTGATTTAGAAGGTCAATTTGAAAAACTTTTTGTTATAGCCCTATGTCATTATAAGGGATATTTATCTACACCAAAAGGTGTAAAAGAAGAAATAAAGGGTATTGAAGCTCGTAGGAAAGATAGTTCTAATTTTATTAGAGAATTCCAAACTACATTAATAGGTAAAATAATGAATGAAGAACTACAGGAAGAAATAGTTAAATGGATTAATTCAGAAAAAGAAAGAATTAAAACTCTACCTTTAGTTGATATAGGATTTCCTTGTAGAATTTCTAAAGAAGTAGAAACCTATAAATCTATTCCAGTCTTTATAAGAGCCCTACAATATACTCAAGAATTAGTACCCTCTTTTCAGAAAAATACAGGAGATAGTTTCTATTGGATTCCTGTAAAATCATTTGGTACTGCTACAAGAAAATCTAGTAGGAATAAAACTAATAAAGAAACAAAAGAAATAACTATACAATCTTCAGAAAAAGAAGTTAATAAGGATGTTCTTTGTTATGATGAAGATACTAATACCCATATTAAAGAAGTTAATTATGATAAAGTAATTGATAAATCTATTACAATGAAGTGCGAAGCAATCTTTTTAGCATTGAAATGGGATTTATCTTTAATAAAAGAAATTAAACCTAAAAAAGAGAGAAAGAAAAAATGTACTACATAGTTAGTTTTTCAGGGGGTAAGGATTCTACTGCGGTACTTCTAAGATTATTAGAAGAAAAGAAGCCCATAGATGAAATTGTGTTCTTTGATACAGGCTGGGAATGGCCGGAAGTATATGCTCATGTTAAAAAAGTAGAAGCATATATAAAAAGACCTATTGTATGGCTTACTTCTGAAAAATCATTTGATTGGTGGATGTTCGAAAAACCTTGTGCAATTGGTAAAGGAAAAGGATTCCCCCGATTTAATTTAAGATGGTGTACAGGATTAAAACAAGATACTATTCGTAAATATTTAGTTGATAAAAAACCTTATATTAATTATATCGGTTTTACAAAAGGCGAAGAATACAGAATGGAAAGATATACCAAAGATACAACAAAAAGATTTCCTTTAATAGAATGGGGAATGACTGAACAGGATTGTTTAGATTATTGTAAGGCAAAAGGATTTAATTTTGAAAATTTATATAAGTATATGAATAGTACTTCTTGTTGGTGTTGTCCTTTACAACCCCTTACAGCATTAAGGAATGTATATAAGTATTTTCCTGATTTGTGGAAAGAATTATTGAGGATGCAAAGTAAAACTAAAACCCCATTTAAAATTGACCACAAGAAAGATAAACAAGGAAAAAATATTTGCCCAGGAATTTATGTTACTGATTTAGATACTCGTTTTAAGAAAGAAATTAAAGATGGAATTTTTGATAAAAAATTAGGGGGGAAATAATGCCTAATAAAATTCAGATTTGGGAATTAAAACAAAGACAATCATTACCTTTAGAACAAAAAATAATCTTAACAAAAGAAAGAATAAGAGCATTTCATGATAAATTACAGGGAGAAGTATGTATATCTTTTTCTGGTGGTAAGGATAGTACAGTTCTTTTGCATATAGTTAGAAGTATGTACCCTGATGTTAAGGCAGTCTTTGTTAATACAGGACTAGAATGGCCGGAAGTGGTACAATTTGTCAGAGAAACAGATAATGTAGAGATTATTAGACCTGAAATGACCTTTAAACAGGTATTGGATACTTATGGATACCCAGTTACCAGTAAAAAGATTGCTAAAATGCTTGAGTGTGTACGTAATCCAAGTGAGGGAAATGCTACTGTAAGAAATCTTTATTTAACAGGTATAAGAGGTGATGGAAAGAAAGCATCTGGAAGTTGGAAATTACCAGCAAAATGGAAATTTCTAATAAAGGCTCCTTTTAAAATTTCAGACCAATGTTGTAATGTAATGAAAAAACTTCCATTTAAAAATTATACAAAGAAAACAGGGTTACATCCTTATGTAGCTACGATGGCAAGTGAAAGTAGATTAAGAGAAATTACTTATTTACAAAATGGATGTAATAGTTTTACAGGTAAAGTTCAATCAAGACCTATGAGTTTTTGGTTAGAAGAAGATATCTGGGCATATATTAAGAAGTATAATTTAAAGTATGCTACAATTTATGATAAAGGGCAACAAAGAACAGGATGTATGTTTTGTATGTTTGGAACTCATTTAGAAAAAGAACCTAATAAATTTCAATGCATGGCAAAGACACATCCGCAACTTTGGGATTATTGTATTAATAAAATAGGAGTAGGAAAGGTATTGGACTATATTAAAGTACCCTATAAATTAGTTGAGAAAAATGAATTATAAAATCAAAGATATAGAAAAACGACTGGGGTTTAAATTAAGAATTAATACCTATGTCGTTGGCGTGGATACTGCTAGTATAACAGGATTAGCAATTCTTGAGACAGATAAAAAGAATCTTAAAGTAAAAACTTCTATTTTTAAATTACCTGTGGTTAAAAAGACTGATGAACTATCTGATAAATTTGTGGAAAAGTTAGAATTTATGTTAAGGAGTATAAGAGATTTTAAGAAAAATGAATTCGGTCAGAAGAAAGCAAACAAAACTGTATTAGTATTAGAAAATTCTTTTCTTAGTTTTAACCCAGTAACATTTGGATTATTACGTATGTTAGCAGGAATAATTTTCGCAGAATTATTTGATAATTTTGAAGAGATAAAAATAATATTTCCTCTATCAGCAAGAAAAGGAATAGGATTTAAATCTCAATTAAAAAAAGGAAGTAAAAGAGAAGAAAAGAAAAAAGAATTAGTAGATTTTATAAATAATATTTTTGGAACACAAGAAACTTCAGATGATATTACAGATGCAATTATTTTAGCACTTAATGGATTAAAAGAATAATATGAAAAACTTCAAACCAATGCTCGCACCTAATCAGGCAGTCGATATTAAAACATTACAGTATCCTTTACTTGTTAGTTATAAATTAGATGGGATTAGATGTATATTTAAAGATGGGAAAATGTATAGTAGAGCATTAAAACAATTTCCTAATGTACAATTAAGAAAGAGATTTGAACATATAGCCAAGTATACATTAGAAGTGGGATTAGTTTTTGATGGAGAATTACTTGCAAAATCAATTACATTTAATGAGTTATCTGGAATTACCAGACAACTTGATAAAGAACTCCCAGATGATTTATTCTTTTATTGTTTTGATTGTATTATAGATAATGATTTTAATGCTCCTTTTATAGATAGAATTAATTGGATTAAACGATTAGATATAACTAATTATGTTAAAATAGTGAGTCAACATGTAGTTGATTCACAAGAAGCAATTAACAATATTTACGATGGGGCAATTGGTTGGGGATGTGATGGATTAATTTTAAGAGACCCTAACGGTAGATATAAATTTGGAAGAGGAACTATTAAAGAAGGTTTAATTTATAAAATGAAACCATTTCACACTTTCGACTCTAAGATTATAGGAATTGTTCAAGCAACAAAAGTAAGAGAAGATGCAGAAAAGAAAATTAATGAATTGGGAAGGTCAGTAACCAGTAAAAAGAAAGATGATAGAATACTAATTAAAAAAGCAGCAGCATTTGTGGTTATGTATAAAGGAAAAGAATTAAAGGTTACTATTGCTATGAATGATGAAGAAAAAGAAAATATTTGGAAGAATCCTAAAAATTTTATCGGAAAATATGTAGAATATAAGGGGATGCTTGTTGGGGCAAAAGACCTTCCAAGACATCCAACAACTATTAGAATGAGGTATGATAAATGAAAAAACTAATTCCTATTTTAGTATTTATTAGTATTTTGTTAGTATTTACAATCTCATATGCTGCGGTACCTCAGTTTAAAGTACATATACTAAAGAATTTAGCTCCAGGAGTTAATTATTCTATCAACTATCCTGTAGTAATTGATTATGATGGAGATGGCGACCAAGATGTTCTAATCATTACCAAAGAAGGAATTCTATACTTTTTAGAAAATTTAACTATACAATAAAATGAGCGACTGGAAAGAACAATTAGATAAAAAAGAAAAAGAACTTAACCTAACCAAAGGAGGAACAGATGGACAGATTGTTTCATCTAGTAGTGTTGTTAATAGGAATAGTAGTAGGAGCAGCAGGGATGTACATAGGATATCCGTATATAAAGAAGTAAAAATTGTACCAGAAAAAGGAGGGAACAGAAAAGAACATTACAATGTAGGAAATGATAATCCAAATCACAAACATGGAGAATGTATTAGAACAAATTTGAAATGTATCGATTGTGGAGAAGAAGTAAAAAGATATGATGCTGACCGTTGCGGAAAATGCCATGCTAAAAGACTTAAAACACCAGAGAATAATCCAAATTGGCAAGGTGGATTGAGTTTTGAACCTTATTCTTTAGAATGGACTGAAACATTAAAAGAAGAAATCCGTAAACGTGATAATTACAGATGTGCTATTTGTTACAAATCTGGTAAAGATGTACATCATATTGATTATAATAAACAAAATTGTTCTAAACATAACTTGATTACACTTTGTATTGGATGTAATTCTAAAGTTAATTTTAATCGTGATTATTGGAAGAATTATTTAATCAATATTAAATACAAAATAGGAGGTGTTAAAGTGATAACGGTTGATGGAGCACTTAAAGATTTGGAAGCAATTGAAGTATCTACAGTTAGCGATGGTGTAAAGGTAGTCAGAGCATTAAAAGTAGTAGTAAAATTTTTAAGTACAATGAGAAGTAATCAGCTTTTAACCGAAGAAGAAAAAGTAAATATCCGTAAAGCAAAAGAAGCAAGAGCAGCAAAAGAAGTAAAGTAACTTAGATGGAGAGATGGAAACTTCCTTCTCTCCCCAAAGAATCGTTACAAAATATGTTATACTTGTATAGAGGTAGAAAAAGATGAATATGGCACTTAAAGAAATAGTAGGTGGATTATTAATTATAACATCTATTTTCGATGCTATAAAATATTCTTTGCAAGCAGCTAAAATTCGAAAAACTAAAACTGCTAAATCCCAAAGTAGAAAATTTATTAATTTTGCTATTTTAAATGACGTAGTAAAATTAGGATATGGATATGTTATTATAGATTGGTTTATTATTATTTCTTCATTATTAGCTATAGGATGTATGTTAGATTTGTGGTATACTACTTATATTTATTATCCTTATAGATGCAGAGGTCTAACGGGTTTTAAGAAACCGAATATATTATTTTATTTAATAAATAGTATCTTACCCAATTCAATTAGGAAAAGATTGTAACAAGGAGACCAAATGCAAATAACTTACTGCGATTTTTGTATGGCACCATTAAAAGAGCATGATTATTACATGATGTATGTTACTACACCCGTAGGAGATTCTACTAGCGAAATAAAAGATTATAACGATTATATGGAAAAGATATCACGTGAAGTAAAACAAATCTGTCCTGGTTGTAAAGATATTTTTGATAAAATGTTTGAATTAAAATTAAAAAAACTATCTGAACTAGCAGAAGAAATTGATGGAATTTATAAGTTACCTTCTAAAAAGAATCCAAAAGAAAGAAAAAATGAAAAAGAAAAGTAATTTAAAAAGTATCTGTTGTAATAAAGAAGTAAGAGTTGAAGGTATGAACGATTTTAATAAACAATGTACAATGTATCATGTTTGTACTTATTGTAACAAACCTTGTGATGTTACAGTTAAAGTAAGAAAAATATGGACAATCAATCCTTCTACTAAAGTTAAAGGAGACGAACGTGGCAAACAAAAAAGAAAAGAAATCGAAAAGGAAATTAGAGAAATTGGTAGTGCGTAAAATTTTATGGGATAATACCTATGGCGAGATGCCCACAATGCATGCTCTCGGTTCCACAGGTCATCCTTCCGAAAGAGATTATTAAAGATGAATAATATTCTGTTATTTTCAGACCTTCATATTACACAATCCTCACTTAAAGAATGTGCCTTGATTCTTGAAGAAATCGGCATGTTGGCAAATAAGTATAATGTCGATACTTTAATTAATCTTGGAGACACCTTTGATTCTCTCAAACCTACATCCGCAGAATTAGATGTCTTTGCTACCTTTATTAGAAGACTCAATAAAAAAATTATTATCCTAGCAGCAAATTCACATGAATCAGAAACTGAAGAAAGAAGCATCTTAAATCATTATGGTATACTTTCTAATAATGTACAAGTAGTCAAAGAATATAAAGATGGTAATCATCTTTATTGCGGACATTTTTCAATTAAAGAATCTAAAAGTAATTATGATGCCAAACTTTCAAAAGAAGAATTTAAAAATTATTTATATGTTTTTTTGGGACATATTCATAGTTATCAATTAATTCCAAAAAATATTGTGCATTTAGGAAGTTGTAGGTATGTTAATTTTGATGAAGCCGAAGATAAGGCAAAAATCGTGGCTCTTATTACAGACTACGGAACCGAGACTGAAAAAGTGCATTTTATGAAACTCAAAACACCAATAAAAATGATAGAGATAATATTAAAAAATGAAAACTAAAATTTGTAGTAGATGTAAAATAGAATTACCTATAACCGATTTTTGTAAAGGTAATGATAAAGACGATTTAAATTACCACTGTAAAAATTGTCAAAATAAATATTATAAAATACATCATAAACCGATAATTAAAAAAAAGAAGATTTGTTTAATTTGTAAAAAAGATTTTATTCCACCTGGTAATCATCAAAAATTTTGTTCTAAAGAATGTGGATTAATTGGGAATAAAAAACAAAGAAAAAATCATAGATTGACTCCCAATGTAATTTTATCTATAATAAAACAAAATATAATCAGAAGGAATATCGAATTAAATATAACAAAAGAAGATTTTATTAATTGGTATAATTCTCAAGTCAAAACTTGTCATTATTGTAAAAGAACTTTAGAAGAAATAAATTGTGATATAAAAGAAAAAAGATGTAAAAATAGATTATCAATAGATAGAAAAAATAATAACAAGGGATATGTATTAAATAATATAGTATTAGCTTGTTATAGGTGTAATACAATTAAGGGGGAATATTTTACGGAGCAAGAAATGTTACGAATAGGTAAAACAATTTATCAAAAATAGAGGTAACTAAATGCAAGACAACAACTTAGAACAAAATAGGCAAAATTCCAATAGTAAAGATGATACCCTATCTAAAGATAATTGCTCTATGGGGCTAAAACAGGGCAAAAATGCCTTAAATTTAGGTCAATGTCAGACTTATTTAGACAAATTAGACCCAAATACTAAAGTAAAGGTTAAAATCTTGGATTTCGAATCCTTCAGACAGTTCCTTCCTCTGTGTCATAAATATAGTTCAAAATTCGAAGTATTTAAATATTCTACAGAGTTCAATGTGGTTTCGGATTTAGTACCGACAAGTGCGAAAACTGAAATGAATAGTTTTAAAGAATCTTTTACTAATTGGCTCAAGAATCAAAAAATAGATATAAAAATTATGGAGATACTAAAGAAAGAAATAGACAATGATTAAAATAAAATTCGTAAAAGATGTTTGGCAGAAAAATGATTTTATGGGAGTTTATGACTATTTGAATAATACTATTAGAATTCAAAATAAATTATCTTTAAAAGATAAAATAGATACCATTCTACATGAATTAGGACATTACATTATTTACAAATTAAAATTAGATAAAAATTATAATTATGTATATGATATTATTTGCGGATTACTTGATAACAGATATAAAAACAAAAGAAAACACTTTAAATTCTTAACTAACTATTATTATAAATAAAATGATAATTAAATCCTTGAAGATTACTAATCTACAACTTTTTAAATCGGTTGAAACTACTTTTGAGAAAATAAATATTATATCAGGAAGAAATTTAGACAATCAAAACGAAAGTGGTAATGGTAGTGGGAAATCTACTTTAGTGTTAAGAGCAATTTTGTTTGCATTATATGGTTATTGTGAAGAAGGACTTACCCTTAAAGATTTAATTAGAATAGGAGAAAAGGAAACGAGTATTACAGTTGTAATACAAAAAGGTAACGATACATTTAAAATAGTAAGGAAGATTCCCAGCGAGTTACAAGTTTTTCTAAATGATAAAGAAGTTCAAGCCAATACTGCAACTATTAAACAGCAATTTATTAATGAACATTTCGGAGATGTTAATTTCTTTAGGCAATATAGATGTGTAGATTTAAAGAATGGGATAAATGTTCTAGATTTAGGTATTGTTTCTTTAAGAAAGACATTAATGGGATTTATAGAAGGTATTTTTACAAATATTAGAACTCAACTTTTAACTAAAAAGGTAGAAAGAGAAAGATATTCGGTAGATAAGAAATTATATAAGCATTATCTTTCTATAAAGCGATTAGACCTATTAAATGCTTCATTAGATGAGATAAAGAATGATTATGATAGATTTGAAAAAGATAAGAATACCCAGCAAGGAATTATAGGGCAGATTAAATCTGAAATCTCAAGTAGAGAAAAGATTATTAATTACAAACAACAAGAAATGAAAAAGGTAGATGAAGGTATATGTCCAGTTTTAAAAACAAAATGTGAGAAAATTGCTCCTAAGAATAAACCCAATATTTTAGGATTAACTAAAGAAATAGACTTATTAAAAGAAGAGATAATTAACTATAAAAAACAGTTAGAATCCGAACAAGAATCTATAGGATATTATGACGATACTCTGTCAGTTCTGCGGAATAAGGAGAACAAAGCAAGAGAAAAACTACTAAGATTGAAGGGTGCTTTCCAATTTAAGGATTATAAATACACAAAATATGATATACTTATATATGATGAGGCTATAAAGGTCTTAGATTCGTTTGCTGGGGAATATATAAAGGAATGGCTATCTTCTTTGCAGATTATTATAAATAATCTTTTACAACCTATTAATATCTCTGTAGAATTTAGTGCTGATAAAGATTTTCTTAAAGTAAAGGATAATGAACAGATACTTAAATATGACCAATTATCAACCGGCCAAAGATGCTTTCTTTCGGTTATTTTTAAACTAGCAATTCTAATGCAGCAGAATAAGACAGGTATTGTTATTATGGATGATTCTTTAAATAATTTAGATAGTATTAATTTTAAAAATTTAATAGAAATTTGTAAAACACTTCCTTTTCAAATTATAGCGGTATATCAATCAAGAGTTGAGCTTGAAGAAGTTAAACAGTTTATAGTTACTAGAGAGAAAGGCATTAGTAATGTTCAAGTGTCCTAGAAAAAATAAAAATTGTAAACCTTGTTTAATATATCAGTGTAAGGGTAGTAATTTTATTTGTTCTGGAGTAAATAAAAAACCTACAAAATATAAGAAAGATTATATTACTTTATGTTTAAAAGGACAATTAGCAAATAGGTCAATAGAAATGACTGTAGAGGAAGCTTGTTTTATTGCCTCTGCCATAATGGGTACCGCAGGTAATTTAGCACCTTCTATTATAAAGGAACCGAAATAATGACTCATTCACATAGAACTCAGAAGTCGCAAGTTAAAAAAGTAAATACTCGTAAAACTGAAGAAAAAATTTTAACAGGAGTTAATGTTAGGGGTATAGCAGATGCGTTTATTTTATCTATAGAAGATAGATACATGACATACAGAGATTTCAAAAGAATACAAGAAATATTAGATAGAAAGTATTGGAAACCTGATTGGGTACCAGAGAAGAGGATAAATGCTTAAATATTGTATTTTTACTGTAATTTTAGCTATTATAACAGCCCTGTGGGAAATTCAGGTAGAAGGAAAATGGGGTTGGGCAAAACTTCTACCTACCTTTCGTATTAATGTTTTTTTTAGAAAATTATTAGGTGGAAAAGCATTGACTGGTTATCACATTTTTTTATTGTTATTATTTATAACTGTATTTCATGGTTTATTTATTAATGAATTGGGAACTTGGAAAATAGAAAGTACTATATTTGGAATGGTATCTTGGTTTTTTGTTATTGAAGATGTATTGTGGTTTATTTTTAATCCTCACTATACTTGGAAAAGATTTCGGAAAAAAACAATAGAATGGCATAATAGATGGTTTTTAGGATTACCAATTACTTATTGGTGGGGAATGATTGTTGGTACAGTTTTATTATTAGGAGGAAAATAGTAATGTTAGTATATTTATTAATGATAATTTGTATAATAGGACTTACAATAGTAGTTTTATGTCTATCAGAAGTTCTTTCTGAAGAATATAAAGGAGATAAGAATGATTAAACCGATTATAACTAATATAAAAGAACTTCGGAAACCCTGTCTGGAAGTTACTAAAGAAGATGATATTAAATCTATTGTTCAGGACTTAAAAGATACATTAGAATCAAAAAAGTGTGTTGGACTTACAGCAAATCAAATAGGATTTAATAAAAAAATTTCTTACATAAAGATACCCAAAACTATTGATAAAAATAAACAGGTACAATACGGTGAATACGTTCTTATTAATGCTAAAATTATAGAAAAAGAAAGACTCATTAAAGTTAAAGGAGAATCCTGTATGAGTTTTCCTGGGATTGATGTTATTACTCGTAGATATGTTTTTTGTATTGTGCAGTATTATAATGAAAAAATGGAATTACAAACAGGAGCCTTTCAAGACCTAGAATCTATATGCGTGCAGCATGAACTAGACCATCAAAACAGTATAACTATCTTTCAAAGAAAGTGGGTGTCCAAATGATAATTTGTTTTATAGTCAGTTTAATTATTATTACAATTGTGCATGAAGCAGCTCATCTAATTGTAGCTAAGAAGTGTAAATGTGGTGTTATTAGATATAGTATAGGATTTGGTAAGCCTGTTTTATTAAGTAAAAAAATAGGGAATACAATATATCAATTAACTCCCTGGTTATTTGGAGGATATTGTGAATTAAAAGGAGAGTTAAAAGCAACAAAAATAAAAAATGCCTTTATAAATCTTCCTTATAGAAAGAAACTAGCAATTGCAATAGCTGGATGTGCAGTAAATATGATTTCTGGAGCTATTATAATGTACATCGGATTAAGATTTCAAATTTATAACTTATATTACTTTGGATATCTGTCATTAGCATTAGGCGTAACTAATTGGTTTATACCGATACCTTGTTTAGATGGAGGTTATGCTTTATGGTATCCTATTTTAACAAGAAAATTCGGTCTTAAAAAAGGTACTAAAATTTTTGCCAAAGCAGTAAGAATTAGTTTTATAATAGTAATAATATTAAATATAGTTTGTATTCCTTATTTGATATATTTATTTAAAGTTGGGAGAATATAATGAGAAAATTAATACTTAATTTATTAGAAAAGATTCCATATCGTACATCATTTGGACTTTCTCTTGCAGATGTATTAAAAGTAAGATATTATCAAAAGTATAGCAAATATCATATTAAATGCTTATGCGGAGGAACTATAGTTACATACGGAATACCACCCGATGGTTGGGAAACTGTATGCATTGATTGTGAATTTATCTACGACGAAGATTAGGAGTTAAATGGAAAATCTTATTTGTTTAAAGTGTCAACATTGCTACGAAGTTTGCAGGACAGGTTATTTAAGACATTATTGTAAATATTTTAAGTATTGGTTACTACCGAATGATAAAAAAGAACCCCAAAGAACTACAGAATGTAATCAGTTAGGAGGAGAAAATGGGATTGAATAAAGTTATTGCTAATGCGAAGAAATTGATAGATTTACCTTATAATCAATTCAATCTAGAAAATTATTATAAAGTTTTACTTGGTTATGGACTTCGTACAATTTCTGTAGATACAAAAGAAAACCAACCTATTAAATTAATGTCAGGTAATAATTTTTATGCAAGAATACAAACTTTAAATTATCAATTTAATAAAACACCAAAAATTTATATTATAGGAAAAGGAATTTTGTTTGATTCTGGTGGATTGAATTTAAAACCAAGTAGCAAACTAGATAGTATGACTGATGATAAAGCGGGTATGATTATTGCTTTAAGTGTAGCCAACTATCTTGGAGGTAATGTAGTTGCTTATTGTCCTGTAACCACAAATTTTATTCAGACATCTAAAATAACTCCTGGTGATATTATTTCTATAGGTAATAAAAAAGTAAAAGTTACAGATACAGATGCTGAAGGAAGATTGATTTTGGCTGAAGCGATTAGTAATTTAAATGTCTCAAAAAATGATATAATTATCACTGTCGCTACATTGACTGGAGCAGTTGGCTATGCCATAGGCGATAAAGCCACTGGAATATTTTCTGATAGTCCAAAATTATTAGGAGATTATTCAGAAGAATCTTTTAAAACTGGAGAATTAGCATGGGGATTACCTATGTTTGATTACATGCAAGATTACTATAAAAATAAACCTATAAAAAATCATATAGAAGAATTTAAAGGTGGAGCGAGTCAAGGTGCTATGTTTATTAAACAATTTATAAAATATCCTGAAAACTGGATACATCTTGATATTGCTTATAGTGCTTTTGGTAAAGATGGAAAAGCAAATGGGGCACCTATTAAAACTTTGATTAATTTTATTAAAAAATTACAATGAAAAATAAAAATATACTTGTAAAAATAGGAACATTTTTTATCCCCATTCTTGGAGGATTTTATGGGGCTTTAGCAGGGGCTGAGAATGGTAATAAAGCATTAAGAAGAATAATGATTCCTTTTATGTTATTTGGTTTAGCTTATCAACAAACAGAAAATCCATTAAGTATAACCATAATGACTATGTGCTTCTTTATTTCGATGGGTTATGGAATTCCTGGAACTGGAGATAATGGAAGTATATTGGGGAGATTTTATTATAATCTTTTTAATCAAAATCATCATTTGGCGGATGTATTTACTAGAGGAACAATAGGATTATTTATTGATTTATCATTAATCTCCATTTCTGTAATTAATCATAATTGGATAGTCTATGGACTGGGGTCTTTGGGAATAATTTTAACTAATGCTCTATTAAGTTGGAGAAATTTGGGGCAATATACTTTATTTAATAAAAAATTAAATTGGAGCGAAACTTTAACATGGGGATTAATTACTTTATTTGCAGTATTAATTATTAAACTATGAAAATAAATACAAAATTATTATGGATTTACATACTTTCTAGTGCCATATATTTTACTCAAGGCATAGAAGGTCTTCCAGGGTTAAGTCTATTCTTCTATCTTAAAGAAACTTTAGGCTTTACCCCTGAGAAGATTATGTATATTGGGTCTATTACTGGACTAGCTTGGTTGATAAAACCGTTGTGGGGTTATTTATGTGATAATTTTCTGAGTAATAAAAAATGGATAATCCTATCATTATTAGGAAGTATAAGTATTGCTGGATATTTTGGATTAGTTTCTTTTCTACCTTTATCACTTATGGTGATATTATTATCACTAGCAAGTTTCAATGCAGCTTTAAGAGATGTTTCAGTAGATGGAATAATGTGTATAGATGGTAAAAAAGCCAAAGTTTGCGATAAAATACAGGCAGTTCAGTGGATTTCTATAACTATCGCAGCAATCTTCGTAGGGCTTGCGGGCGGATACATAGCAGACCATTTTACCTATAAAATAGCCTATTTATACCTTATTCCTGTGTATTTAGTCATTATAGGGGTCGTATTGAGGTATAAAACGTCTGTTCTACGGAATAGAACAACTGTACCATTATTGAGTACAATTTGCTCTTATAAAGAGTTATTTCTTAATAAAAAGTTCTTATTTGCATGTTTATTCTTATTTCTATATAAATATAGTCCTTCTTTTGGAACTCCACTATCGTTTGTTGAAAGAGACGTATTTAAATGGTCTGGACAGTGGATGGGAATTTTAGGAGCGATTGTATCTTGTTTTGAAATATTAGGAGCAATCATTTTCTTTAAATTATGTAAAAAAATCAATATTAAAAAATGGCTTTATATTTCTGTATTTTTAGGTGCAGTTACTACATTATGTTATCTCAAATTTACTCCTGTAACTGCGGTAATTTATGGAGTATTATTTAGTGTATTAGGAATGTTTATTCATTTAATAGTGATGGGATGGATGGCTAATTCTACTTTGCCCGGAAAAGAAGCAACTAGCTTTGCTCTGCTATGCTCCATTAATAACCTAGCAGGAACCGCTTCAGGACTATCAGGAGCCTTTCTTTTCCCCAAAATAGGTCTCCATTGGCTTATTATCGCATCAGCTTTAACTTCATTCGCATGTCTGCCCCTGATTAAGAAATTGGAGATAAAATGAAAATAAATAAAAACGATTTAGTTTTTACTAAAGTAGATAAGGTAGATGAAAAGACTATGATTGGTATTGGTAGAGTTCTGTATATTCGCAATCCTCCGCAGCACAATTGCAAAAAGCCATATCGGGTAATGTGCAACGGAAAAATTTACGATTTTAATAAAAAAGATTTATATAAATACGAGGAAGAGAAATGATAAAGAATTGTTCTACTTGTGCTGAATGGAAATTATATATGCGAATCGATAACATGTGTGCATGTATGGGAAGAAGTTCTGGATGCAATCCAGGAGGACAGCTTTATACTTCCCCAATTAGCAATTGTAAAAACTGGAGTAAAAGACCTTCATACGCAAAGTTTAGAAAATCTATTAAAATTAAAAGGAGCATTTTAAAATGAGTATTAAAAATTGTAAATTAGGTAGAGATGTAAAGATACCACATCCAAATTTAGTCAACTTATATGGATGTGAAATTGGTTCTGGAAGTTTTATAGGTCCTTTTGTAGAAATAACCAGAGGAGTTATAATAGGTAAAAATTGTAGAATTCAGAGTCATTCATTTATATGCGGTGGAGTTATAATTGGTAGTAGAGTATTTATAGGACATGGAGTAATGTTTACTAATGATAAATATCCCAAAGTTAATAATAAAGATTGGATTATGGAAAAAACATTTATAGGAGATGATTCTTCTATAGGTTCTAATTCTACAATTCTTCCTGTGAGAATAGGTAAAAATGTATTAATAGGGGCTGGTACAGTAATTACAAAAGATGTACCCGACAATACTATAATTTATAGTAATTATATAAAAACAGAAAAAAAATATGAATAATTTCTTTTTAGATTTGAGTAATAAATTTAAAAAAATGGGAATGAATGGAAAAGATTTAGACCATATGCTCGCTTCGTTAGATTGGAAAGAAAAAGAACGCAAATCTGACGGTACAATTGTTTACGAATGTGAAATACAAAAAGGAGTAATAAATGAATAAAGAAAAAACTATCTGTTTAGGTATGATAGTAAAAAATGAAAAATTGAATATTAAACAGACTTTAGAAACTGCCAAACCTATAATTGATTATTGGGTCATAGTTGATACTGGTAGTACAGATGATACTATAGACATAATAAAAGAAACTATGAAGGGAATTCCAGGAGAAGTAATTCAGAGACCCTGGGTAAACTTCGGATATAATAGAAGTGAAGTTGCAATGCTAACTAGAAATAAAGCAGATTATTCTATAATGTTGGATGCTGATTTTTTAGTTAGATTAAATGGATTTAATAAAAAAGATTTAGTCGATGACCAATATGATGTTATAATTAAATGGTTTGGTACGAGTTTTTATAATCCTTTATTATTTAGTAATAGATTAGCCTGGAAAAGTGTAGGATGTGTACATGAATATTGGTATGCTGAAGGTGTACAAACACGTAGTAAGTTAAATACATTGTATTTTGACCATGATAGACATGGACCCGCTCGCCCTAAAGGAATATATGACTTAAAATTATTAGAACAAGGAATTATAGATGAACCGAATAATTCTAGATACCATTTTTATTTAGCAAATACACTTAGGGATGTAGGTCAATATGAAAGAGCAATTGAAATATTTGAAAAAAGAGTAGAGATGAAAGGTTGGGATGAAGAAGTATTTTATTCAAAATATCAAATTGGATTATGTTATGAATTATTAGATGAGATAGAAGCAGCAAAAGCATACTATCTCAATGCATGGGAATATAGACCTACTAGAGCAGAACCATTGTGGAAAATAGCTGCTATTTGTAGAAAAAAGGGAGAGTATCACCAAGCATATTTATTTGCTAATAAAGGAATGGAAATACCTTATCCAAATGATATTATATTCGTAGATAGACCAACTTATGATTATGTTCTACGATTTGAAAGGAGTATTGCTGCATCTTGGATAGGAAAATTAGAAGAAGCTATTACAGATTGTAAAACAATTGATGCAATGAATGATATTCCTGAAGATGTTAGAAAAGTAAATAAATCAAATCTTAAAATTAATGAAGATGCATTACAGAGGAGGAAAAAATGATAAGAAAAGACGAACACGAAGATGTATGCAAAAAAGAAGACCGTTATGGAGAAGAGTTCTATTTCAAAATTTTAAATAAAAATAGATATATTCTTCTTTATGATGAGATTAATAATGTTTCTTCTGATATTGTTGTTTCTAAACTAAGAGCTATGGACATAATAAATCATAAGCCTATTTATCTAGAAATTAATAGTCCAGGAGGTTCTGTATCAGATGGTATGAGCATTATTAATGCTATGGAACATATTAAATCTCCAGTTTATACTATTATTTCTGGGCAGGTGTGTTCTATGGCTGCTTTGGTCAGTATATGTGGAGATAAAAGATTTATTTACACAAACTCTTACTGGATGCAACACTCTACTTCTGATATTGTAGGTGATTATATTCAATATATAAAAGATAGAACTAAGTTTCTTTGCGAATTTGAACATCGTACAGAAAAGATATTAAAATTACATACTAAATTATCTAATAATGATATTATGAAGATTAGGACTGGAGAATTATGGCTTTCAGCAGACCAATGTCTCGAAAAAGGTATTGTAGATACGGTAATTTCATTTAAATCTAAAAAAGGGAGATAATAATTGTATTACTTTATTTCAGATACCCATTTTGGTCATGAGAAGATAATTGAGTACTGTAATCGCCCCTTTAAAAATGCAAAAGACATGGACGAAACAATTATCAAGAATTGGAATTCCAGAGTAAAAAAAGGAGATATAGTATTCTTTTTAGGAGACTTCTGCCTAAGTAAATCTTCAGAAGCTCCAGATAGTAGAAAAGATGCCTTCGATTATTACAGAAATCAGTTAAATGGAGATATTATTTTCTTTAAGGGAAATCATGATGGAAATAATAAATGTAAATCAATTATCGAGAGTATGATTATTAATCATGGTGGTAAAAGAATATATTTAACTCATAATCCTAAATTTGCTAAAGAAGATTTTCATTGGAATTTCTGTGGACATACACATGGTAATCAAGGTGTATTTAAAAAATTAGGAAAAAAATCCGTTATAATAGATTTATCAGTTGACTGTTGGGAATTCCGTCCTGTAGATGTGAATGAGATTAATCAGGCTTATTCCGAATGGAGTAGACGTGGACAGAAATAAACTTAAAATAAGAATTAGTTGGGGTATTCTTTTATTGTCAGCATTTATAATTCTAGTAACTTGTGATTGGAAAAATTTAAAATACTCATTTAATTTATTAAAAGAATTACATAGATTAATAAAAAAGAACTCTATATATAAAGTAGATGGAGATTTTGTATTGATTCATAAAACACAGATGAAAAAATTATAATGAATAATCTAGCCATACTTATTACCACATTTTTAAGAGATAATCTACTTTATAAGTGTATCCAGTCTATAGTAGATAATTATCCAAAAGATTGTATGGTTTTAATCGCAGACCAGGGCTATTCTGACTTTGAAAAAGATATCACTATGGATTATTATAGGTCTCAAATGTCTTTAGAGTATTATCCTCTTGCTTTTGATTGTGGATTATCAGTAGCACGTAATTTCTTAGTTCAAAAAGCATTTGAAATGAATATTCCTTATTGTTTAATTATGCCCGATAGTATTCAATTTACAGAGTCTTATAACTTTGAACCATTATTCGTAGATTTAAATAATAATATTATTATTAATTTTAAATTAAAAAATGTTGAACCCACACCATTGAAAGATATTTTCTTAGCTAAAACAAATCTTATAAGTGATTTATGGGATAATGAGCTAAAAATATATGAGTATCAGTTAGCTTTTACAGAATGTATTAAAAGAGGTTATAAAATTGTATGGAATGAAGATTATAATTTTAAAAAAATAAATTCTCGGTCTAATGAAGAATATCAAACATACTGTAAAAGAATTAAAGAATATAAAAAATTAACGGAGCAAAAACTAAAATGCATGTAGGAAAATGGTTACTAGTGAAACACGAAGGATTGGTACAAAGAGGAATAGTTGAACAATTTTTTATGGAAGATTTAGATATACGTTTAGATAACGGAGAATTAATAAGAAGAAAATACTGGGAAGTAAGGAAAATCGATGAAGAAAAAGAAGATAATTAAAAAAGAAGAGATTAAATTAGTCGATATTAAGCGTATTAGGTACGCTCCAGAACTGGAAATCGAATTACCAGCTAAAATCGATGCTGATAAACTCATTGATAGAGGTAAAACTCTAAAGGGCTGGGAAATCAAAGCAGACGGGTCTTTAAATAATGGTATTGAACTTTCTCCAGAAAATGCTAATCATCTATATTATAATGAAGATTCTTTAATGCAAATTAAAGAAGTATTAGCATTAGTGAGGGTTTATAAAGGAAAGGCAATGCCTACCTGCGGACTTCATATTCACATAAATGTTCGTAATTTAACAGATAGACAAATTTTAACCATTATTAAAGAATGGGTTCATAAGCAGCGTTTTGTAGCTAAAAAGTTCCATGTTAATAAAGACCGTATTGAAAATACTTGTAAACTATTACCTAAGAGTGAGTTACATAAATTAACAGAAAAGGAAATACATTCTTTCAGAAATAATTTACGTACTACTTTTAGAAATTATTCTTATCTTGAAGAAAAATATTATAGTCTTAATGCTTCTCATTTACCAAAGACTGATTACCAGACAATCGAGTTTAGATGTTTTTCTGGAAGTGTTAATTATAGAGAAATTAAAGAAGCTATATATTTTGTCTTAAACTTTATTAAGGAGTCGTTAGAACGTGAGTAAAACTAAAGGTAAAAATAATCCTAACTATAAACATGGCAATACATTAATTAAACATTATTGCTCATGCGGTAATGAAATAAGTTATAATACATTTAAGTATGGTAAAAAACAATGTAGAAAATGTTATTTAAAAAATTCAATAAAAAAATATTATTGTATAAATTGTGGAAAAAAATTAAGTAAAAATACTTGTCAACGATGTTACTCTTGTAATACCAAAGGTAAACGTAATCCTATGTTTGGTAAAGAAGGATACAATTTAAATAAACATCTATCAAATAAAACAAAAAGAAAATTAAGTCTTTCACATGGAGGAACGGGTATCCCCTATGAATTCAAAGATTATCCAGCAGTATTTTATTATATAAGAATAGATATTCGTAAAAGAGATAATTACGAGTGTCAGTTATGTCATAAAAAAGGTAATACCATTCATCCTATTGATTATGATAAAGAAAATAATCAAAGAAAAAATTTGATAACTTTATGCCCTAGATGTCATACCAAAACAAATACTAATCGTGATTATTGGTATGCGTATTTTACTTATCTAGTGGAAAGGGAATAATGATTAAAAACTACAAAAAATGTGTATACAGAGATACTTCTAGATGTGTATTGTTTTCAGCCTGTGAAGACTGTTATTATTATAAAGAATGTAAAGAAAAAACTAAAAAATCTGTAACTAAGAGAAAAAAAGATGCCTAAAGAACTTCATTTAAATAGACCAGGAGCCATTGGCGATATCATTATGACTCTTATGGCAATCGACAAGTATAAAATACTTAATCCTAATGATAAGATTGTTTATTATTGCGACCCAAGTTGGATGGATATCCCCGCAATTTGTCCTGCAGTAGATGAGATTAGAAGTAGTGCAGATTTCAATATTAAGACCCCAGGGGCACAAAATTTGTATGGTTATGGTAAGATTCCATTAATTCATCACTTAACATGGTATTTTGGTAAAGAACTTGGACTAGATGACCATTTTTATAGATACGGTTTTGTTCCTATTTTTAAACCTTCTCAAAATAAAGAATTTAATTCTCTAATCACTTCTGAAAAGAAAATAATCACCCTACATTGTACTGCTGGTTGGTCGCCTTATAAAAATTGGGATATGAATAATTGGCAAGAAGTAGTAGACCGATTCTGTACACTAGAATATACAGATTATGTCTTGGTACAATTGGGGACAAAAAAAGACCCACCCTTGAAAAACATAGTGGATATGAGAGACAAAATTACCTTAGTAGAATGTATACAATTAATTAATATGGCTAGATTACATTTGGGTGTAGATAGTTTTTCTAATCATGCAACTGCATTATTACCTTATACACCATCAGTTATTCTATGGGGTTCTACACATCCAAATATATTTGGTTATGGTCATAATATTAATATTTGGAAACCTTTAAAATGTTCACCCTGTAATAAATTAATGAATGATAAATGTCCTTTAGAACCTTATCCTTGTATATCTGCAATAACAGTAAACGAAGTATTTACTGAACTATTAAAATTATTATAATTAAGTAAATAAAAAAATACCCAGTACATTAATTTATATTGGGTATTATTATGTCTCCTTTATTATACAATTAATAAAACTTAATAGTACTCATTCCAATTATACAACTATTTTTTTGTAAATACATATAATGTATAGATTCGGGTTGTTGGTCAAAATAATTATCCCACGAGTTTGAATGACAATCCATTGTAAAATATAAAGCATCAACATATCCTGATGTAAAATATGGACCGTAAAATATTTTAAAATCATCAATTATATTTCTATCAAAAGATGCAAATTCACTAGGAGTCAAAACGATAGTATGCCTACCTCCTGTTGCAATTGTATAAAATATATACTCTCCAGTAGATAATGTAACTTGAATACGTAAAGAAGGTTTTGAGGGTAGAGGTAATTCTGTTGGAAATGGTATCCAGTCATAATAATGATGCCAAAGAATAGGGTCCGTAGGTAAATGACCCGTTACGCTTCCCAATTCAGTATAATTTCCTAACGATATTTGAAAACGAGTATGTTCAGTTATTTTAGGTCTTGGAGATAAATATAAATAAATAATCCCTGTACTACTTGCTGAGCCATAATCTAATCCTACAGGAGTATTTATCTCATTCGACCCAGAAAATAAAAAATTAGAAGCTAAATTAATACTTGCAATAGCGTCTCCTCCTGCATTACCTACTCCTACACCTACCCCATAAAGCCAATCGTGGTCAGCATGAATAATTCCACTATGAGAATCTGAAGGAGGAAGCCATCCAGAAGTATGAACACTATCGGAATAAATAACTCCTGTCCAAGTTTCCATCCAGCCAGTCTTTATAAAATGTCTCAAATCTTCAATATGAATTGCTTTACATTGATATTTTATTTCTTCTAAATTTGAATCGGTCCAATTACTTTTTGAAGTCATTGGATTTCCATCTTCGTCTGTACTTAAAAATTCTGGTAATGTCTGTCCAGTTATTACCAATATTTTTTCTGTAGAATCTCTTAATTCTTGTATATATGGTTTGATATTTTGAAAAAATCCAGAATCGTTTATGGGAGAGAATTCGGTAAGAGGAGTAATTCCGTTATCTATTTCTTGTTGATGTCTTTCAGCTTGTAATTCTTCAATATGAGTTCTAATTAATTGGGTAAATCCCTTAAATTCATCCGTAGAAAGACTTGGAGTTGTTAATAAAGGGTCGTTTGTAAACTCACCTAAATGTCTACCACAAATAGGACAATTAGCCATTTATTTATACTCCAGGTGCGTATGCAGCATATAATCTCCAACAATTACCATTTTCATCCCAAACTATTGATGTTTTTGTTGGGTCGGTATTATAAAGTGGGGATTTCATTTCTCGTCCTTTAGAATCTACTACAATAATTCCATTTGCATCTCTTTCAACTAAGTAACATTTCTTTACATCTATTTCATAAGCAGGAGTGCCCCATGTTTTTGTTGAAGGATTAAAAACTAAATCTAACAATCCTATTTTTTCAACTGTAGGTTTTTTTGGATTGGAAGTATCAATTTCGGTTTTTATATTAGGCTGTGTTACCCAAAATTGTTGACTATGTTTATTTGTGATTGGTGTAGTAACAAAATCGTATTCTACAATTTCTATAACATCTTTTATTAAAGCCCCACCTGAAAATCTAGAATGAGAATGTTTATTATATCCTTTTCCTGTTATGGAATCTGGAACTGGAGGTTCCACATTACTAGGAGGATTTCCTAATTCAGATGTATTCCAAATTACAAATCCACCTTGAATTTGTCCCATTCCAGCTTTAATATCAACAGAACTTACAGTTCCTCTATCTCTACCACCACCAACTACTGTGATAGGTTTTTTATAAGTTCCTTCAGTATTTCTTGATAAATCTTCAACCTTAGCAGTTAGTTCAATTATTATATTTTCTAATTCTGTTATTCTACTATTTAGGGACATTTTTAATTCTCCTTACTTTTTATTATATATGCAAAATACAAATACCAACAATCTCTGTTATAATTTACTTTAATATTACATTTATGACATAATATAATCAAATTCTTTTCTTTACAGTTAGTCTTATCATAATCAATATGATGAACATGTTTTGCTTTTTTATGACATAATTGACATTTATAATTATCTCTTTTACGAATTGATTCTTTTAATTCTAAATTAAAAAGATATGAATAACCTTCCTTTGAAATACCGTTTAACCAATTTGGATTATTTTTACCCTTCATAGTGCAAGAGTGGCATCTTTTTGATGTCCATATAATTTTTTTACCACAAACACAATATTTTTTAACTAAACTTATACCATCCTTCCAGTTACCATTATTTTTACCTCTATTTAGTTTATGTCCTTTTTTAAATTCTGTACTTGGAGAGCAATGTTTTCCTTTAAGAGAAATTTTATTAGCTTTTCCAATTTTTATTTTATGTTCTTTGGTTAGGTGTCTTTTTTTCATACTATTCACCATGTGATTGATAACTTATTGAACGAGAGTAATAACGACTATTTTCTAATGTTAAACTAACCGTAAAACTAGACATATTATAAGTTATTCCAGTTATATTCATTGCCTCATCTGTAATTCCTGCAATGTAAATTCTATTTGTTAAATTAATACCGTAAAAACATAATGCATCTAATGTAATTTCAATAGTACCTTTTATTTTTTTATCACAAGACTTACTTAACGTCCAGTCTGCTATATCCTGAGCAAAAGCTGTATCATCCCATGTAGGAATAATTGTATCTATTCCTGTAGCATAATTATGTTGAACCATTCCAATTTGTATAGATAAATTTGATAAATTTAAATCTTTAATAATAGTATCTGGATAAGTTCCCATTTTAGCAGTAAAGAACATTAAAGGATTTGATATATCAGTTTCTGGGTCGTCAGTTGGGTCTAAAGTATAAGTATAATAATTCTTTTTCCATAAAACTACCTTAACTATTGGTGCTCTGACCGCAGTACATTCTCCATTAGCACCAGTTTGATATAAAAACATCGGTTCGCTAAGTTTTAATATTCCATTTTCATAATCAATAGTAAATCCTTCTTTTAATACTGTTTCTAATGATAAATTTAACGGACCAATAAATCCAAAAGCATTTCCTACATTATAAATTTCTACTCTAGGTGGATATTGGTCTGACCACGATGATAATTCTGGATTTAAATAAGGCATGTCATATTTTGTGAAAACATCAGAATAATCACCTGCTGGATTACGATGGTCAAATCCATATCCCGATGATGTATTATTTGACATTAATTCTAAACTTCTATCCCATGCTGGAGTAACAAATTGAACATAACTCGCATAATTATATCCAGTATATTTATGAGTACGATTGTCCTTTTGAACAATTTTGTTTCCCATCTGTACTCTAAATTTATTTACTATATCTTCTACAGATTCATCAAAAGAATGATTTATAACATCATAAAGATTTATATTTGCTCCTAATGCTTGTCTTTTTAACTCAATGACCGACCCTTCCCCAGCAGACCATAATTTCTTAGTTCCATCCACATCATAAAACCATCCATAATTACCCATCTCTTTGATAAGATTTGTAATTGCTTCTGATTTACCTACTGAAAAGTTATCCATCGTTTCTGGACAGAAATTACCAGGTCCTGGAGTCCAACTATGCTGTGTAGTTAAAGCAGCAGCTAATGTTTCGTAATAAAGTTCTTTATTGTCTGTAGGTTTATGACCAATATGATAATAAACATTTGATTTATTCTGTTTCCAATATTCGTCTTGGCAGTTTATTCTCATTTTTTCTGGGTCTTCAGAAGGTGAAATGCTGGTAATGTATCCAGAAAATAATACCCAATTATTATATTTAATTTCTATTGTTGCTTCCATTGCAGGTTTCGTTGTATCATAAGCTCGACCTAAATCAAAAGTTGCTGTATGAGAAGAATCTAAATCTTTAGAAATACTGATAGAATTAACATCTACATCGGTCTGTTCTGCTCCAGCAATATAAACTTTGATGTATCCTTTTCCTAAAGATTGTAGAATACCACTTGCAGATTTTTGCCAACTATATAAAAATCTTATATCATTTACTACATTATTTAAAGTTAATTTTTGAGTTCTAAAATCATTTACTGCATCAGAAATAACTGATTTGCATGTATTAATAAAATTATTAACATCTGATAAATTCTGTATAACTGTATTTACTTTATTATTTATATCTGAAAGTACATCTTTGACAAAAGTTATTTTATTAATAATATCATATAATACTCCAACACATATTTTAGCGTCAGATAGGATAGTTTTCTGTATAACAGCTAAAATAGATGTATCGGATAGAATAGTTTTATTATATTCATCTACTAATTTAGCATCTGATAAAATAGTTTCTTGTATATCTAATGCCAGTATTTTAGCATCTGACTGAATAGTCTTCTGTATAATAGAAGTAATTAAAGCATCTGATAGTATTGTTTTCTGATTGTCTACAGATTTTATTTTGGTATCAGATAGGATAGTTACTGTTTTTGTAGGATTTAAAAAAATTGAATCAAAATAAATAGTATAAGGATTAGATGAACCTGTAGTATATTCTACGTAAAGATATTGAGAATCAGAAATACATACTGATGGATATTTATCTACTGCTATATCACTCGTTATATCTACTTGAGATTCCCAAGCAGAACCATTCCATTTTCTATAGGAAATATTATATTGAGTTCCTGTATAATCTGTCCAAATAATAACTGGATTATTTGCTACAATTGATAATGCAGGGTCTTGGTCATTTGAATTATCTGATAATAAAGTACCAGAATCCCAAGAACCTGTATAATTATATATTTTTATTCCTGAACTTGTTCTTACAGCAGCAAAGATATTAGAATCAGAAATTTTGCAAGCTCCTAAAGAATATGAACTATTGGTAATTCCTGAAGCAATATCAGTAGGTGCGTTCCAAGATTTAGCAATATCATTCCATATAAATTGTTGTAATTTACCACCAGCAGTAGTTACTATACACCATATAGTAGACCCTACTTCAAAACATCTTGTTCCGCTAAGGGTATCTGTTAAAGTATAATAATTATTATTCCAACTAGCTCCATCATCCGTAGAATAAAATCCGTAAAGTCTCCAAGCTCCACTATATCCATAAAAGAACGTTACAAATAATTCACCACTTGCACGTTTAACTAAAGAAACATAATAACAATAATTACCCGCAATAGTTCTTCTAGTACCAACGGTCCAAGAACCACCGCTATAAGTTAATTTATATAAATAAATTCCTCCAGAACCGCCACCATAAAAAACTGTATAAATATTATCACTACCATCAATAATAACATCAAAATCGCCATCAACTGAATAATTAGATGATTCTACTGTAGTCCAAGAAGAATCCCAAGTTACTCCATTATCTGAAGAAGTTTTATATCTTAAATGAGCATCGGCAGCATCTGCAAAAAGAACAAGAACTCCTCCAGAAGTTTTTACTATTTTATGTTGATATGAATACCGAGTAGATGCATCTATTGATGTAGTTCCTACATTTACTATTGCCATTTTATTCTCCTAAGACCCAATTACCTTGTTCATCTATTATTAAGACAATTTGCCTATTATTTCCATTTTTATCATTGTATTGAAATCCAAGATGATAATTTATATCGTGATTCATTTTTTTACCCAATTGATTTAATTCTATTCTATGTCTACGGAAAAAAATTAATCTACAATTTTCTTTTGTTTCTTTTTTTTCTACAGATAAATGATTGTTAAAAAATATAAAACCGTTTATCAAATCTACACAAAACATTTTATCTAAATTATTGGTTAGATAAAAATATCTTAAATCATTAAATTTATCCCTAACTATCTGAAATTTATTTTCAGTTTCATCTTTATTAAATTGATAGATTATACTATTATCTGAAAATCTTGCTTGCCAGTGAAACTGTAGTGAATTCATTGAATTGTCTTCACTACCTAAATTTATGTCCATTGAATTGGTCATTTTAATTCCTTTTTAAACCTCGTCATATTGGAATGTTAATGTTTTCTGGAAAACTGAACCACTAGGTGTAGTTATTGCTGTTTGTTCTTGTAATCGAATATATTTTGTATAACCAGGAGCTGTGATAGTTGCTGTTCCTGCTGCTGACTGAATCGCTAATGATGTACCTACTGATAAAGGTATATTAGAATCCGCATTAGCAGTTGCTGATGGAGTTGCAAAAGCAACATTCGCTGCTGCCTTTAATGCTTCGTCTGTTTTATAACCTAAAACATCCGACCTCCAAAATTTCATATTACTAATTTCTGTCCAACCAGTTCCTCCAAACTTTGCTCTAATGTATTTCTCAAAAGAAGCATTACCTCTCGTAATAGGATAAGTCGTTGTATTTAACTCATGGTCATCAACAGAACCAAAATTTAAATTAGTAATTCCATCTTGAACTATCTCACCTACTAAATTACTTTCGCTGAACTGATGTGTAGCTGCCATTTTTTAATTCACCCCCTTTATTTTATAAATTTGTGTAATAATTTATTTCTTTTTTCAATCATTTCATCTAAAGTTGCATCTTTAGGTAAATTTGCCTCTAAAAGTTTTCTGATAAGAAATAGAGTTCTTTCTATAAAATCATATCTTTTTTCCATGTTATCTCCAAAAATTTGGATTTAATTTTTTTAAAAACTCATCATCATTTTTAATATCTTTTACATTGATACATCCAGTCTTCATATCTATTTGGTAAATAGTTGTATAATCTTTTTTCTGACCGATTATATAATCAAATTCAAGATTTTGTATTCCAGCTTTATCACCTGTTACATCTTTAGTACATTCTACCATATGATAAAATCTTTCATATCCACCCAAACCAATATAATCTCCAGTAGGAAGTAAATAGAATAATGTCCTTATTTTTTTATCAGTAGAAATTTCTAACCATTTAGTTTTTTGATAATCTCCACCATTAAAATTCGTGTTATCTTCAAAAACTATTTGAAATAAGGGTTTATTCATTATTTCTCCTTTC